ATTCAATAAAAAAACAGATGCAGACATTCTAGAAAAACTTGATCATGTCGAATCTAAAATGGGTTACATTAAAAAACTTATAAGAGATGATATTGAGAAAGCAAAAAAGGACCAGAGCATATAACCCTGGTCTTTTCTCTTACCTACATCTTAGTTCCTTTTAATAACCAATTCCATGTCTTTTTTCCAACTTTTCCGTCCTGATAAAGCCCTCTATTTTTTTGAAATACATTTACTGCGTTATATGTGCCACTTCCAAAAATTCCGTCGGTTGCAAGATGGAATCCTACAGAATTCAAACGTTTTTGAATGAGTCTAGTGATATTCCCCTTTGCTCCTTTTCGCACAAGTGGACATGCAGCTAAAGTTTTTGGACCTCTTAATCCATCTACGGCTAAACCTGTATTATACTGTCTATTTAATTCTGCCTGTAAATCAGCAACCCATTGATCGTAACTTGATGGCTTAGATGATGTTTCTGAAGGTTTCGAATTATGTGCAGTATTAGTTACTGGAGCGCCATTTAAGCGACTTTTGAACGCATTCCAGTTTGCATCATTTAAAAACCCGTTGCAGTTAGGGCAAGCCTTGCCATTTACATCATAATGACGGATGACATGATCAATTGAAATATTGTATTTTTTCATTAACATCTTGCCTAATTCAATCGCATTTTCAAGCGTCTTGTCGGTGATTTCAACAACTCCGTTTTTATAGCAATCGCACATTTCGATGCTGATTGAGTTAGAGTTAGTGCATACTTTGTATAATGGATGATGGCTTGACTGACATTTGCCACCGACCGAATAAGCAATATAATTGTCTGGTACTGACTGCGTAACTGAATCATCATCTACAAAGTAATGTGCTGAAGCCTTTACGATATGACTATGGAAGTGCTTTCCATTGCTTTCGTCGGAATCTCCGTCATTGCCAGTGTAGTGATATACTAAGTATTTAATAGTGTTTAATGCTCTAGCGCCACCATAATTTTGTTTGTTTGCAATATTTGTCTTAAAAATATAACTCATACTTTACCCTCTTTCATAAAATAAAATGAGAGGCGCGTATGTCCTCTCACAACAATATTTATAATTTAATGCACACATTCTTTTCTTTTTTATACGCATCTAGATATAATTCTTTCTTATCTCCATTGTAAGTAGCTTCAAAATACATCCCATCTGGCAGAGTAGTTGATAATAATGCCTTATTATTCTGTAATGTCTTACACGTCCAAACTACATATACAATGTAATTCTTTGGTTCTTCTAGATGCTCATTTGTGTATCTTCTTACTGCTCCTTTTGCAATATTTAAAAATTCATCTGTTCCCATTTTCTATCCTCTACTTTTCTAGATGACTGATTCTTTTCTCGTGGTCATCCAATTCTTTTGAATGTGCATCTAATCGTGCATCCTGTCTTCTGTTATCACTGGCCATATAGTCCAATGCAGTTGTTAGCTTTGTAATGCTATTGTTTAATTTTAAGACAGGAGTCATCACTCCAATCAATGCACCAACGCCAATAATAACGGTATATACTGCCTGTGCCTCAGTCATTTAAGCATCCTCTCTTTCACCTTCCACGAATCGTGTAAATGCCTGATGTAATCCTGTGGATGCTAATCCCATTAAAGCACCATAAACAATAGACTCAACAGAAAGGCCACTCACGACTGCATTTAGTACTGCACCGATAACAGCCAAGATTGTTGGAATGTACTTATTTGGCACTCTGTCAAAAGATGTCTTGATGATGTAGCCAACGACTAGACATGCGATCATCACAACTAAAACGAAATACTGTGTTAACTGTGTAAAATCCATAATTATTTACCTTCCTTTTCTGCGAGGTCTTCACGACCTCTTTTAATCAATTCCTGTTTAACTTTTTCTCTAATTCTTAAAGGCACATCATCAATAGTCTTCAAGCCTTTAAGAATCAAATCTGCATAAATATTATGCATTAGTATCGCCTCCCATGTTCTCGTAAATGTCACATAAAGCAAGTTGTAACTCAGTTACATTGCTCTCTGTTTCTGTTAGTCTTTCCTCAATTGTTGGTTCTTGTTTTGGTTCTGTATCTTCATACTTCGCCCACTCATAATGCTCGTAAATATTGTTATCGTCCTCTGTGTAGGTTGTACTCACGATATATGACCCATCTACCACATTGGTATCATGCACTAATTCCTTGAACCCTTTTTCTTTGAGTTTCTCGTCATTATTGATGTAAGTAGTACCTCCATCAATAATATATTTTGGTGCTCGTGTAAGTGAGCCGTTTTCTAATTTGTAAAACATCGTTTAATCACCTCTATTTCAATTTGTATACATTAAATGTGATTGACTTCTGTTCGCTTTTTGCGATTGATTTACTGATTACAACAGTGTTATTTGATAATCCGTAATTTGTTTCGCATAACGCTCCAGAAGTTGTCTTATTACTCATTGCCATAAAAGCGTATTTTGCATTAATGATATTTACAGCAAACATGATATCCTCATAGTTATCTGACGGTATTACAAGATAAAAAGAATTATCCTGTGCCGTAAAAGAAACCTTGATATTGCCGTAACTATTAACACCCTCTACTGTATCAACTAAATCAAACATATCATTATCAACCTTTTCTTTCTTTAATAATAAAAATCTTCTCTCTAGGAGGTTAGCACCCCCCCCCCGAATTGGTTAGCCATGTATAACCGCTCCTTTATCTTGCATACAGCTGTACTTTAATAGTACCAGTGTATTCGTACCTATCTGGAAAATAAAAGGTAAGTTTTCCTGTTCCACTTTCTTCAGTCATGTAATTGACTTGAGCCTTCAGATTGTTGACGCCATATTTTAAGTCTGTTGTAGAGAACGGCAAAATCGAAAGTTTAGGAATAGGTTTCTTTTCAATCTCAACATAACTTCTCATAAGAGTATTCCATTGTGCATTGAACATGTAATATCCTATGTCCATGCCATTTATGTAAGCTTTTAAGTTATGTGGTTTTCCGTCAGCATTCGCATCCTTATCAATCTCAATATACAATCTAAATTCATCGTGAAATTCAGCATTTGCCAAATTGAACTCGATTGTGTTTAGATTTTCAACAGTCTTACTTTCATCAACTAAAGTAACCCATTCTTTCATCTCTTCATTCCCTTCTTTCTTCTTCAAAAATTGTCTTCTAAGAAGGAGCCATTGACCCCCCTCCCCACTTAGTATTTTATCCGACATATTTTTACCTCGCATACACTGTGGCTTTGCCACCCGAAAAACTACCGTACTGCGGTGCGAGTCTCAGACTAGAGATTTCAGATGTTCCGATGTTAAAAATACCCGATGAAACTGCGCCTACAATCGAAATAGCATATCCTTGTTTCATCATGTGATCTCTTTTAATGAAACCATCAGCAATGCACTCGATAAAATCAACGCAATTACACCCTGTCATTTTTAAATCTCCATTTTGTCCAGAGACTGCTTGCCCATTTAAGTAAATGTATAACTGTGAATTATCCTTTGCTTTCACATTTTCAGAAATTATCATCAGTTCTGTGTAAGGTTCGCTAAAAGTGACACTTGACTCCTGTGTCAAGTCTTCAAACACTTTTACTTTCTTCCATTCCTTCACATTCTCAACTCCCTTGTTTAATAGTTTTCTTCTGAGGAGTAATTCTGTACCCCCCCCCGTTGTAGTTAGGCATAGTTAACACCTCACTTATGGCATGACCAAGACTCTGATTCTTGAGCCTTTTCCGACAGGTACTTTTTTATTGATTACTCTTAAAATGGTCGGTCCGTTATACATATTTCCATATCCAAAGAATTCATCTATTTTTTTGAAAGATGAACTTTTTAATCCAAATACAGATGGAGCATATACACCTATCATGTCATTATGTCCCAATTCAGAAATATTCGTTAAATCAATCTCTTTGTAATACGAACTCTGTGAAGCGAATCCACTTGTTAGATTAGGCAAATAATTACCGTTAATAAATGTAAAAGGATACCAACCACTTTGCGAATACAAAGAAATCTGTATATCACCTAAATTGTCTAATGTTTTAACAGAAGGCGCTTCGAACATCATCGTGATAATAATTTTCTTAGCGTTCTGCATCTTTTGAAAAAATGTAGCATCAACATTCATCACTTCATGATATGTATTTGTTACACTCAATTCCTCAGATACAGTGTAATCTAATATCGTTTCCCACGTACCCATGTCTTCACTTCCTTTACTCTTCAACATGCTTCTTCTTACATCCATCATCTAGCCCTCACTATCGCACTGCCATTTAAGATATTGACCTCATAGGTCTTATTAGCAACCACGTCATCACTATCACTTGTCAATGTGCATTTATTTAATGTCAGTGATGTAGGAGTTGACCCACTCGAAAATTCAAAACCGCAAATAAATGCTTTTCCACTTGGAGTAGCCTCACATGTGACATTGATACTCGCCATTTCACCGAAAACATAATATTTTCCACTCTGCATTGTGATTGTAGATTGAGATGTATTTACGATATCAATTCCTAATTCTGTTTTATCTACTTTGGCATTCAATGCGTTAGTAACTGCCCTATTTGCGATAGCGTTGTTACTAGTCGCACTTAATGCAGTATCTACAGTGATAGATGTTCCACCAGAACCACCTGTAAAGGTATCAATTTTATCACGCTGAGCCTTTGTGACAGTCATGTGATTGTTATCTTCTGTCAATTGAGATAACTTGGTCGGAATAGTTGGCTTATTTGTTAACGAATTATAAGAGCCATTAAAATCACTCTTATTGTTCCATTTCGCTTTTTCTGCATCTGATACCAATCTATGAGTAGTGTCTTCTCCAAGCTGTGACAATTTAGTAGGTACTACAATCTTAGCAATCAAGCCGTCAACTTCTGACTTGGTATAAAATCCTTTAGCTGCTACTTTTGTAGCAATCACATTCAACTGCTCGTCACTGATGTTCATGTTTTCGATTTTAGATTTTAAATCCTCTAAAACTGATGGATAGCGTTCTTCGATTGCCTTATCAGCATCTGTATGACTACCAACTAGTACAGTAATATCCTCAGACCCCCACTTTTTGATGATGGTATTATTACTGTCATACTTACGACCACAAAGGTTGATCGTAGCTTTTCCCTTGGCTTCAAACAGCGTTCCTTTTAAGAGACATGTAACTGTGATATACTGCTCATTCTCTGTCTTGATACAGTCCAATTTGTCGCCGTTCCCACGTGCTGAAATAGTATTTAGATAAAATGTGAGGTCGGTCAAGTCAATGTTAGACTGCTTGTTGATTCTGAAAATCAAGGTGTGACATGATTCGTCATTTACTACCCCAACATTGAAATTGCTCTGTAAGACTGCTTGTCTTGTATCAGCATCTACATAAATGATATTATCTTCCATTCAATCACCTCTCTATCTTCTGATTAGATATGTGCCACTAATCCACTGCCCTTTTGGAATGGTGCATGACTGCATGGTAAAAAGAGAAAAACCATTCTTAGTTTTGTCATATTTCCATACCAAAGGCCATGAGGAGTTATACGTAACTGCTGGAAACATAACAGCAGTATGAGAACCCATTACATTGTTTAGCTGTGTATTATTTCCGAACTTATAGCCATCCGAACCGCCTGTAAATCCTAGATTATCACTAAATGTTCCGTACCACTCGAATTCGACTAAAGAACTATTCCATGTTGCTTTGAGAGTGATTCCGTATTTAGTGTCAATAGTCGCTGACCCACTCCATTTATTGCTGTTCTGCTGATTTGAGACAGTTTCCATCAATTCTCTCATGCTCATATATTCCTGACATTTACGTTCAACAGAATCAATATTTAAGCCATTTAGATGTACAGCATATAAAACAAGGTCTCTTGTACCTGTACCGCTGTAAATATCAGTCTTACTGTATGATGGCTCTGCTCCACCTGCTGGACCCTTGATGACTGCTAGTCCATGCGTTTCTTTTGTGCCGTTTGTATTGAATCTAGCCACGATCAAGTCTGTGCGTTTCACACCGCTCGAACCGTTTTCAATACGTACTGTTTCACTTCCAACAATTCGCATAAAACGGCCATAGTTGCACAGGATGCCGTCATTAATCTTGATTTCATTATTGGATACAATTTCAGCCGTCATTCTACTGCCTGCGTGTAGAATGCCCTGATAGTCATATAACGCTAGATACATATACCCATGTAGCTCAGCGCTGACCTCTGCATCATTTATATTAATGTTCTTTATCACTTCGCATCACCTACCTTATAAGAAATTTCTACATCATCATCACTAATCTTTATAATCTTCTGTGTTATAGGCTCTTTAAATGAGATACCTGTAATGTTTTCTTTTGCTCCGACAATGTCAAAGAGTTCCGCATCATCAGCATCAAAAGAGATTTCTAATGTGTCGCTCTCGTTCGCTTCTGCTACCTTTTCAGTCGCATTCTTGATTAATTCATCACGTTTTTCAGCATTTACATCTTCATGTTTATAGGTTTTTCTGTCTAATCCAGTATATGTCTGATTGGATTCGGACCATGATCCATCTGCTTGCAAGTATAAATTGACTCTTAATCTATCCAACAATTCGCCTTTTCCAAGGCACAGGATATGATTGTATGGCTTTGATTCAGTCTTAACGGTCATATCTATCTGATAGTCATTGTCATACTGTAGCGTGTCGCTCAAATCGTTGATTTTTTCAGCATATAGATGGACTTTCCCATCTATCTGATGTTTGATACATAATCTCGCATTACTAGCGCCTAGCGCCTTCTCTAGTGCCTGTAAGAGATTGATATCACGCACATCATATTTAACATTGATATTACTAGTGCCTATATTATCGACAGTATAGAGACCATCGAACCTGTCGCCAATAAGAGTATTGATGCATGTGTTAGCTTCAGCATTTAGATTCAAATATGCGCTTCCTGTTGGTGGCTGTACATATTCTTTTTCAAGCAATCCCCTAAAGGTTACTCCAACCATAGTGATAGTGTTATCTGATGTATTAATCTTCAATCGCTGGATTACTCCACCAATTTCTGTATTCTCTTTGTAAAAAAGAGACCCAATCGTAAATAATGGGTCTCTATCTTCTAGTGACAAAGTTAATTCAAAATCATTCTTAGATACATCATACTTTCCTATCTCGATGTCAGCATCAAAATGAGCGAGGTATCCTAATTCGTTATAGCTAGCATCTGTATAGATGTATTCTAACCCCATTTAGGCTCACCCCTTCTTTCAATCAAGACTATGTCAACCTTCTCAACACCTACAGTTGTAATGTCAAATGAGCCTTGAGGTATCTTCTTAAAAGCATCATATGACTTGTTACGGCTGTTGAATATATTGGACTGCACACCATTAGAAGAATACTTTGTAATAGTCTTCTTGAATGTGTCAATCTCTGCATATTCTTCAGCATTTAAAGTCACATATAACTGATAAGTGTTATCACTGATATTGATGATAGGATTCGTGCATCTTCCATAGATTCGCATAATCATGTCCGTATCAGTAAATGAATCATTTACAACATTTACTGTTTTTGGGACTGAATACGTAAAAGGATACGTGAAAGGATATTTAGTGACAGTTCTCGAACTGCTGGAGCTGAAGTCAGCGGTGTAGGTTGTCTCTTTAATCCAATAAGAGTCGTCTGTAGTGATTTCAACACTTAAATATAAGAGTCTCTTGTCAATTAGATATTTGCTTTTAGTGGACTTGATTGCATAGCAATAATATTTATAACCATTGATTTCAAAATATCCTTTCTTTTTTTGAAGTACATCTATTTCGAAATGCTCATAAAATTGGTTTTTAATCTCATTGGCTTTCTGCTGATCAACAAGTAAGACAAAAGGAATTGTCTTAGTGACAACTCCTTTATAAAATCCTGTAATCCTATTGTTATTCGTTTTAACGCTCCACTCAAAATCACGTAAATCACTATAATTTGCAAAGATACCAAGAGAAGTAAAGTCTAGTGTTTCATTGTTTGAATTTGTATGTTTAATTTTATCAAGCATATTTTCTCACAATCCTTCCCACTTCTCGACCATCTAACATAACAACGAAAGAGCCGTCATTTAAAGCTTTTACGATAATATCGTGCATTCTATCTTCGTCAGATAATAAAGCGATGATTCTATGCAATGCTTCTAGGATTTCATCAGCCCTATTGTTAGATGCCTGATTAATCATCTTCATTAATGTATCTCTTCCAGCCACAACTTCAGCACCTGCTTCTCCAGCACCTAACATTTGACCATTAGACATTCCAAAGATAGTTGGAGCATCCAAGATCATTGGGTTATCCATCGCTTGCGCATACCATTTAATGCCTAGTGATGGGATTTTACCCTTTAATAAATCTCCAACGTTCCAGCCGTTAGGTTTGATATTAAAATGAGGTAACGGAATATGAGGCCAAGAAATCTTAAAATTAAAGAATCCTTTAATCTTATTGATGATGGCTTTCACAAAATTAGCAGCAGCACTCATTGGAGACATGATAGCGCTCTTGATACCATTCCAAACACTTGAGGCATGTGACTTGATAAAATTAAACCCAACTCTAACACCGTTCTGCAGTTCTCCTATAATCGCCAATACTTTAGTCTTAGCGCTAAAAATAGGACTTTGAATTACATTCTTGATGTTGTTGAAAATGTTTGATACGTGGCTTTTTAGACTGTTAAATAGGTTCTTTGCCGTGTTGACAAGCGAGCCACCCATACCGCTGATACCTTTAGCGATTCCACTGATAAGCCCTTTTCCTAAGTTCCACCAATTGATAGCATTCCACACAGCGAAAATGGCATAGATAATTTTTGGAATGTTTGCAATCAATGAAGGAATAGCCATTACAAGGCCCTTGATGATTTCAGCGATGATTTTAACACCCCACACAAAAATAGTCTGCATACTGTTAGAAAATGCATCTGCTAGATTTGCTATGATAGTAGGCACTTTAGATATTAAAGTAGGGAGTGATGACATTAATCCCTGAACTAAAGAAAAGATTAATTTCATTCCCATTCCCACAAGTACAGGAAGATAAGTCAAAATAGCCTGTGATAACTGAATTAGAATATCAAGAAATCTCGACAAGAACGAAGGCATATTTGAAGATATAGAACTTCCTAAACTGTCAATTATTTTCGCGCCTATCTGAATAATAATAGGAAGACTATTTATAATAGCGTTAATAAGCGCCGTTATCATCTCTATTCCTTTTGCAGCTATTGAAGGCTTCCCACTGTCAATAGATTTTAGGAAACCATCTACTATATTCGCATTTCCTTTCAAGAATTGAGGAATCTTATTGAATATATCTGTTAATTCTGAAAAAATCGGTTCCAATATTCCTGGGAGCGCACCGATTAGCCCAGCCACTAAATTGATAGCTGCAAGGATTAATGATGGTGCTAAATCAATAATCGTATTCATCAATTGCGGAGTTATCTGTATTAGTGCATTAGGTAGTGCATTAAATACTTCCTTGATTTTTGGAGTTACATTTTTAGCAAGAATTCCTAAACTGCTAGTGAATTCGCTAATGAGTGGTCCGACTGCCTGTTTAGGGTCTGCTAAACCTGTTAAAAGGTTATCCCATGACGCTTTTGTCATCTTCATAGCACCGTCGATGGTTTTCATCGCTTCTTCGCCAGTAGTACCAGTTATTCCGAGTTTGCCTTGAATAGCGTTAATTGCTTTGTATACATCACTTAAATTATTAATATCATAATGTATACCTGTCAGTTTTTCAGCGTCCTGTAAAAGTCGCTCCATTTCTGACTTAGTACCACCGTATCCCAATTTTAAATTCCTTTGTATTCATGTAAGGTCGTTAATCTTACATCGTTCTCTTATGAACTGCTTTATATCACTATAAAGAGTAGACTATCTCTTGAACGATATAATCGTTCCCTCGCACTTCCAATCACTTGATTGTACTCTACTCACTTTCATAACATTTATTATGTGCTTTCGATAGTCGTTACACCTTACTATTTCTAGTCTTGGCACGGTATTGTCTTTTCTAAGAGTTCCACCGTTTTCACGAGGTTTTAGTTGAACTATTTTGTTAATCCAACATTGTGTAGTTCTGCTTTGAGAACCCCTGATAAGCGTTTTGGATATCTTCCATATTGGTGCCCATCTTATTCGCATTATCAGCCATATCAATAACAGCCATATTAGCAACCTTAGCCGCTTCTGTCTCATTGGCTGTTGATTGCTTTAATGCTGCAGCAAAAGAAGTAATAGTATTCATATAATCATTCGCACTCATTCCAGCCGTCTTATATGCTACTTTTGCATTATTCATGACGTCCGTCTGTGCCTGTATTAACTGATCATATTTTCCTTTCGCTTGTCCGACAGTCTCGCCGATTGATTTAGCGTACTTCTTTAGGCTCATGCCCTGAGCACCGAATAAGGTTTCGACACCACCAACTAACTGCTCGTATTCAGAGTAAGAAGATACAGCGAACTTTGTGATAGTCCCTATAGCAGCACCCGCTGCAGCAACTCCCTTGACCGCTAGCTTCCCAACTTTAGAAGCAATCTCACCTGTCTTGTTTACAGCTTTTTCAATCTTGCTAGATTCTTCTTTTGCTGTGTTAGTAGTGTCTTTTAAATCTTTCTTTGTCTTATCGACGCCTTTTAGACCGACAATACCAAAGAGTTTAAATAATTCTAACATTTATTTCCCCCTCTCTTTTTCTTAAAGATTAGGATTAAAATTGTTAAGAATTTCATAGGAGTCATTTATAGTTGTTTCCATCTCTTCGTCTGTCATTGTTTCAGATGTTTCAATTCCTGTGTTTTTCTTCCACTTAGCCATCATTTCATTTTTAAAGTCAGCAAATGACTTGTCATAAATTTTTGATTTCCAAATGTCGTATAACTTCTCGTCTGACACATTGTCAGCAAGTTCAGAAATGAACTCTGAAAAATTAGAAAAAGAGATCATGTTATCAATCAACTCCATGGGGTTGGAATATCTCTTGTAAACCAAATCCATGAAGCCGACTTCTCCTATTTCAGCAATCCAGAAACAACCTTGTAAAAATCTTTGAATTCATCTTTTTGAAAGATTTCAATAATCATCTGTGCAAGTTCTGCAAGTGATAAGCATTCAACCTGTTTTCTATTTAGATTGCTTACAGCTGACAAGAATTCAAAAACCTCATTTTCGCACTTTCCGATGTTTTCAAAAATAACTGCACAACATGAAAGAATAATATTAAAGCCAACTTTTTCAGTTAGTTCCTCTTTTGATAGTCCTTCCTTATTTTCTGCTAGTTTAGCAATCTCATTTGCATTAAAGCATTTCTTGAATTCCATGATGCCAAACTTATTGATTAATTTAATGATTAAAAATGCATCTGTTGCTTTTAGTTTTCTTAATTTATATTCCATAAATAACTCCTTTCAATTCTTAATAATGGTTATGCAGCTACCGCATTAGGGTAATAAATGTGATAAGGTAGTACATTCTTATCAGATTGCTCTAATTCCGCATAACATTCAAATTCTGCTTCAGGTACTACCATCTTTTTATTTTCGCCTTCAATAGAAAGTCCTGATGTGCATAAAGCTTTATCAAAAATAACAATGATTGGAGTTCCATCAATCTTCTTTCCGACATACGCTAGATTTTCGTAATAATCGCCTGTTTCAATCTGCGGTTTAGATACTAATTCTGTATATCCTGTCTTTCCAGCGTCCGCTGCTTCTTTAGCAAAAATAGATTTCTTAATAAAGTCAGGAGTAATTTCTGCCATTTTAAACTTCATTTTCGCAGTTTCTCCAACTTTTAGGGTACCACCAACAAATTTAACAGTCGCTCCATCAATATCTAAATCTAATAATTCCGGAGTAATTGTTACTGATCCGCCACCTGAAGTGGCGCAAAATAATGATTCTACAAAGTTCCATTTATTGCCTTCGTATTTCAAGCCTTTGTGAATAGTTCCAGCACCTAGCATAATATTTTCAGGTGTTTTCGCTGTAATACCACTTGAAGGAATGATTTCATCTGCCATGTATTTATACCTCCCATTCCTGAATAGTTAAATTAACCTGTATTTTCTGTAATTCAATATCGTCTACACGAATCGGCATTGAATAGTCATAATGTACTGCTATGCCTGTTCCGCTCGGTAAGATGGCTCTCTTATCCTTGAGAGCCTTTTTAATAATTTCCTTTTGCTTTTCTAGTTCTAAATAACTGCCTCTTGTGACACCTGTAAGAATAAAAGTGGTTCCTTGGTAATTGGTCTCTGCACTGTATTCATTTTCTAAGTACTCGCCAACCCAATAAGGATATTCAACCTTATCAGTCTTGTAATAAAGAAAATGATAGTTCACAAGTGGTTTTAATGTCTTAGAAATAAATTTCAAGCCTTCTGGTGTCATTTTCCAATATCTCCAAAGATTTCCTCGGCTCTTGCTTGAATCTTTTTCTTAGAGGAGTTCTTGGCTTTCTCGAGCGCTCTTGATGGTGCTTTTCCTGTAGTAGTAACCCATCCGTATTTAGGATGCTTATACTTCCACTTGGTTTTTCGGCCGTTTCCTTTTAACGCATATTCACCTGTGCCGAATTCTTCCCATATAGCATTCTCTTCTGCTGATCCAACAATACCGATCATATTGTCAGCATCTACCACGTGCTCCCACGAGTTTTTTAACTGACCAGTGTCCACTCTGGTGTTTCTTTTAACTTGTGACTCAAGTTCTCCGCTTGCTTCTTCCAAAAACTTTAAAGCTGCATTCTCAATTTCATCGATTATAAACATTGAGTTATCTTCAAACTGTACGCTCATCTTGTGCTCCTTTGTACTGTAGATAGATTTCTAAGTGTTGATGTAAATTCATCGGATCATCAATAAGAGTTACATCATAGACTTCACCATTCACAATCAGTCTTGAGTTATCAGCCTTATAGCCTTTTAAGTCCTTATAATCACAGATGAAGATATGAGTTGATTCCTGTACTTTAGCGTTGAAATTCGTGTAATGACTATCACCGCTTGACATGTCTAAGAAGCCAAACAAAGAGATTGATTCCGCATAATCTTCAATGGGCTCACCAATATCATTAAATGAATAGACGCACTTTTGAAGAACTGCTGTAATATTTCCACCTATCATGCTCAGAATCTCGCTTTCATATAAGGCTTTAGAAAGCCTGTGAGAGACTTTGGATAGCCAAGAGAGGAATTATCCCCATCCATATTAAAGTAGGTCACAGAGTGTCTAGAAATTGTTTCTGACTGTACTCCGACCTTGCTTCTATTCTCTTTATCCCATTTCATGAGGTTGATAACACCCATTTTAATGTCGGCAGGATATTCAACTTTGGTACATAAGACACGAGCCTCATTATTGACAGGCTTGTCAACCACAAAGTTATGCTCATTTGCTTCTGTCACAGTATATAAAGCATCATTAAAAGATGAATTAGATACCTGTACAGTGTCACCAACCTTAAAAAATTGAGGACCATTAAAAGAAAAACGACCGTCTGAAATATTGGCGGTCGTTCTAAAAAAGCGCTGTTGGAAATTATTATTAGTGTATTTTCTAATCATCAATTCTAAGGCTTCTAATTTCATCTTGATGATTCCATCTGAGTCATCTGTATCATTTAAAAGCCTAAACTCTTCGATTGTCATGATCATAGAAAATCACCTCTTTTCTTATTTTGCAAATTTAGCAAGCAAAACTTTTGCTTCGTTTGTCACTGCAACTCCATAATATTTAGTAGCAGTAATGTCGTGTTTCTGCTTTTTTGGAAACCACTCATGATCCACCTGAGTATCTTTCTTTAAGAAAATTGTTAATGCTGGTAGCTCTTCTTCGGTGTATTCAGTTTCTGCTGAGTCAGGTTCCATTTTTAATAAAAGATCTAAATAATACTTATCTTTCGCACCAAGTGCGTTTACTTTATCGCCGATCTTCAGAACATCTTTACAACCTTTTTGTACAGTCTTTAAGTGCTTTGCGGTTGCTGACTCTGCTGTTCCATCTTCTACAATAGTAATTGTTCCATCATCTGCTTTTTCATATTCAATATACTTAATTTTTTTAGACTTCTTGACCCAGCAATCTCCAATTTTTCCGACAGCGCCTTTTACTAACACAGACTGGCCGAATTTATCCGCTGACTTGAAATCTTCGTCTTTCATTAAAGTTGAATGCTGTAAAGGATGAATAAATAATACTTTTTCAATACCGTCTTCTTCATCTTCAAAGATAGCGTCCGCATCTACAATGCCATTGTATGAGATAGCCGCTAATGTTGCAGGATTATAGATATTCTTAGTAGTATATCCTGCATCAACTAAGTCATTATCAACTTTGCCCATGATTGCTTTCGCTAACTGTGTTTCGGCCTGACCAATTGGATTTCCTAATCCGGAATTAATGACTGTCTGTAAAATTCCGACTGATTTAGCAGCACATTTAATTGTGAATGTATTGCTAGTGGCTGATAAATTTGTTGTCTTGATTTCGCTATCTGTTTTTGATGCTTCTTCAACATCAAAGTCTTCTGCATCTCCAATATATTTCCATGATGGTACTGTCTTTGTATCGCCTGCTGTTCCTTCTAAAGTAGTATCAACTTTCGCATAAGGTGTTAATTTAGCTAATGCATCAATTTTTGCTTCAATCATATCTCCCATAACTTGAGGATTGATTACATCTTTCATTGTTGTAACTGTTGGCATTTTTTTATCTCCTTTTATTTTTTTATTTTGTGTTCATTGCTTCTTGATATGCTTCAGGTTCTTCGTTGAAGACTTTCAATCTTTCAGAGTAAGGCATTTTTAAAATGTCTTTTCTAGTATATGAACCGTCATTTTTTCCGTGATCTAACTGTCCATTGCCAACTCTCTGATAACCATCTCCATTATCATCTGAAGCATTTTCAAACATATTTGGGAACTGTGTCTTTAATGCTGATACAGTATTTTCCCAACCTTTGATATTTTCATTTTCATCAAGTTCTAAGCTTTCGCCCTTTTCTTTCAATTTTTCATTTAATTTATAAGTTAAATAATCAACATCAACTGCCTTTTCAGACATTAAAGCAACTTTTACTGCGCTCTTTAATTTTGCTTCTTCTAACTGTTCCTTCAGATTTTCAACAGCCGTTTCATATTCACCAATTTTAGTTTGCATTGCTTTATCATTTTTGCCTGTTTTTTTGAGGTCTTCGATAAGATTATTAGCATTTAATAATTCTGTCCCTCTTGAATCAAATTCTTTTTGTAGTGCATCATATTTACCTTTTCCAACGTACTCACCGCTTGCAAGATTCCCAATTTTGACTTGTTTATCTTTGTTGGCTTCATTACCGTTGTATTCATTAATTGCCTTGAAAACCTGTTCAAAAAGTGTTTCACCTAAAATCTCTTTTAAAAAATCCATATCATAACTCCTATTACTTACTATGTTTTTATATCTGGTGTCTGCCAGTGTAAGTTTGCCTTTTTAACATCATGCTGGATGAATTTTTAAACCTTTTAAATGCCGTGTTCAGGGCAAAATAAAAAGAGCCTACGTCTAGCCTCTGTTTCTATTTCTGTTTAATACATTGTTTTTATTCTTGTATTGCGGTGGATCATGAGAAAGTTCTACTGTTTCATAGAACTCATGACCGCATATCATGCACTCATAGTGCGTTTTTCTGATTGCACATCCTCTGTTTTTATCAAAGTATCTTTTTGATTCTACTTCAAAATAACAGTGTCTGTGCGGTCGTAGTCCTTCAGACATTAAATACCTCCTTTCAAGGTAAAATAAAAACGGCTTGTTATAAACCGTTTTTATTATGAAATCTTACATTTTAAACATCTCTGATATCTCTTCTGTTGACTGCTCCAAATTATGCTCTTGTAAATACTTTGTCAGACCACGCAAATCATATAGCGGTTCTTCTTCACCATCTTCTGTACCTACAACATATACACCTTCAAATCCATCTTCTTCTGTTGGGTCCGGTATTGGTTCAAATTTACTTTTCATCATTCATCCCTCCAATTACATTTTGCTAATAACTCTTTTGCTACTGCGGTATCTAAGTAAAAATTATAACCGCTTATAAATTTTGCGCCTAATTTACAAATATAATATTCTAGCAACTTCCTGTTTGCAGCTTGGGCTTGGACATAGCCGTCATAGCCCTCATCAAATGAAATCTTTGCTGCAATAGCAAATAAATGGGCACCAATTCCTTTATACTCTTTATTTTTCGCTAAATTGCCATTACTTTTAGGGTTGGCAACTATCCAATGAATCTTTACAGCAAAATTCTCAGACACAGGCTTATATGCTATAAGCCCTTGTATTTCCTCGTTACCTTCTGCAAATATAGCTTTTATGGTCTGATCATGTGGAACCTTAGACCAATCAATATACCATCCACTCGACTTATTATATCCTTTTAGTTCACTTCGTTTCATTTCTTTTACAGTGGTATTAACCACTCTGCCTGTTTTGCATTCAATAAGGCAAGGCGCGAATCCGTCTATTTCTATGTTTATATTACCATCATCATTTGACCTTTTCAATCTATTAGATACCATCAAATATTTTTCTCTAAAGTCTCGAAAATCATCGCTTTTATCTAATCCATAATAAGCCGCTCTTTATTTAAGTGTCTTCAGTTCATCAGCATCTAAAGCCCACCTAGCACGTTGAAGGAGTGCACATCTACAGTTTACATCCTGCGAAGCAATCCCAAAGCCTCCAGGATACATAACTTCTATATCATCAACCACAAAAGGCTCGTCTATTTCTGCAAGTTTACCATCAAGAAGTCTGTGCATTGGTCTAGTTCTTCCGTCAAGTGTAGCATCCCACTGCTTGACTACTTCACAACCTTTAGCTTTTGCTGCATGCTGTGCGTCATTGGCACTAAGAACCTGTATTCTATGCCCTTCGGTTCTAGCAATCCTCATTGCTTTATTAAAACCAATATTAGACGCTCCGTCTATGTTTCTAGCAATATGTGCATATGGTGAAGATGTGGCTATGCCCCTTGAGATATGCTTTGCAATCTGCTTTTTGAGGACTCCAACATCAATACCCATTCTAGTATACAGCGGTACGCTCAATTTAGTATTTAATGTCATGGCCCTCGTGACTTGCTTCTCATTGATAGGAGTGATTAATGGAATGCCTTGGCCTTGAATATCGTACATGGTTCCAATATATCCTGTGTAATAAGAATCTGTTAGATACCTGTTAATCTTGTCATAAGAGTTAACGTTTAAATTTCCAATCAGTTCATCTAACTGCTTTTTGAGATTCTCTTGAAACTTCTTCTGATATATCTGAGATTGAAGCAATGATTTCTGCTTATCATCTAATTCATCATAGACAGAAAGAAGTAAATCAATCTTACCGTTTGAAATCCTTATTTTCTGTTCTACTTCTTTGGCTGCATCTTCATATATCTTTTTTAATTCTTTAAGAAGCTTCTTTTCCTCTCTTATCTTGGCTTTTTCAACTTCTAACTGTCTCTTATTCATCTGGCACCACATTGTTTAATGTATCAGTCGCATTGTCTACTTGCTCATAGGCTTCTTTTGGCTTTGGAAGTCTTCTCACGTTCATAAAATCTGTAGACCCTTCAGTATCAATAAATAGTGGCTCTGGAAACTGCGCTGCAAAAGTGCTCTTTCCAATTCCTTCAGGACCATAAACCACTACTTTTAAAGGCTTATCATTTATGCCTGATGTAATTTCAAAATTCATTACCACTTCACTCCTTCCCAAGAATTAGCACTCACTTTTGGTTCTTCTTTTACTTCTTCTTTCTTTTCTTTTTCTAAATTATTTTTGGCAACATAGCCATCTTCAATAATGATTGAACACTCGTCGCCTGTGCTTACTCTTGTAGCGATAGCCTGTAATCCTTCAGATTTTAGCCAAGTGCCGAACTCTGTAAGAGTGTTCATGTCCATCTGCTCCAATTTATCTAATAAGATAAATCCACAATTCGGATTGATTTTTCTGCAAATAGCAGTAGCCACTTTTAACTGCTGTGAGCCACTCATGTTATCCCATTCTTGACCGAGATAAGTGATTTTTCCATTTTCAATCCCTAATCCTTCAAGAGGAAGATCAGCATTATTTAATAAGCTAGCCTTTTCTTTTCTAATATCTTCTAATTCCTGTGACTTAGAAGCATATTCCTTTTTGAGGTCATTGGCTTCTTGCTCTGCTTTTTTCTTTTCTAGGTTCGTGCGAACCTTAATATTAGTGTCATCAATTTCTTTGATGGATTTTTCAATTTCCTCTGTAGGATTGTCTACTAAGTTAGAGACTTCAACAACTGCCTTATCTCTTTCTTTGATGACTTTCAAATACTCTTCATTAAGCGTTTTTAACTGCCTGTCCAAGTCTTCCATCTTTTCTTCAATAGCTTTTGACTTAGATTTACATTCAGCAAGATATGCTCTTTTTCTTTCATTGCTTCCGTTAATAGCTAGCATTTCCTGCTGCTTAGCGATTAATTCGGAAGCTGAAACAATCTTATCTGGAACATTGTCATAATG